CAGTCGTTGATGTGATGTACGCGCCTGGCCTGCTCTACAAGCCGAAGCCGGAAGATGCCCAGCGGTTCGCTGATTTGGCCGAAGCCGGCTACATCGGCGCGGTTGAAGGGCCGCACGGCGGATTTGCTGGGTACGCGCTGCGATCGATGGGCATGGGAATGCGGCGTGATATCGCAAACGCCGCTGGTATCACCAACATGCGTCTTGTGACATTGGCGCTAGGGAGGCTGGAGACTTTTGGTTTTGTTGATCAAAGAAACGACCGGCTGTGGAAATGCACAGCAGAAGGATTTGGGCTATTTGATGAAGCCCATGCCGCAGAATCACAATCACCTGAAACACCTGCAATACCGGAACCGGAAGCGCTGAGCTCTCAGGCGATAATGCAAACCGAGCTTCAGCGGTTGTTGACATCCTCCCCGCCCTAAAGGACGGGGATTCCTGATTTCGCAATCAGGTTTTCCTGCTTCACCGAGTCGAACCGATGGCTGCTTTCGCAACAACCGGATTTACCGTCTCTCCACAGGCTAAGACGTACTCCACAGGCTATGATATAATGAGTTATCAAGCTTGTGGAGAAGCAGTCATGCCATATCAAAAGTTTCATGCTGAGAGGATCGAAAAGGGGTTGTGCAAAGATTGCGGGAATCCTAGAGGAGAAGCAGGGACAACCGTATTTTGCCGTACCTGTGCCAACAACCACTCAGCAAAAATGGCAAAAAGGAAAAGTAGGCTAAGAGATGAAAGGGTAGAAAAAGGATTGTGTTATAACTGCGGTAAATCCCCTGGTAATGGGAAAGGTCTTTGTGCTAAGTGCAGAGAGAAGGCAAGAGATGCTTACCATAGAACCTCAAAGAATCGGGTATCACGCAAACTCTCGTCAGAAATTTGCAAACGCTGTACAGATGCAACTTTTTCTAAAAGCAATTATTGTAGAAAGCACTGGCTGGAGAATATTATAAGGCATTCGCACTTAGACAGGTTGTCAGCGGATATTCTGTTCTCTAAATTGGAGGATCAGGAGTTCAAGTGCTTCTATACCGGAATTGATCTTGTTCCTGGAATTAACGCCTCTCTCGATCATTTAAAATCGAGAAGCAAGAACCCTGATCGGCATTCAGACATTGCGAATCTTGTCTGGTGTGATCGACGGGTAAACGCAATGAAAGGTGAGTTAAATTATGAGGAATTTATTCATCTATGCAGAACGATAGCAGAACAAAGCCGGTTATAGCTATGTACACAGCAGAATATTCTGTAAACGGCTTCAAATCTTTGCATCTTAAAGAATCCGTCCTTGCGGACGGTACGCTATCCCTCCCCGCCCTGAAGGGCCGGGTTTCTCGCGGAAAAATTGATGAAACGGAAAGAACTTCCGTTCTCGGCCGAAGACGCGGCCTGGCTGTGTCGCTCGCTATCGGTGGAATTTAGCGAAATTCCATCGGTATCGGGGTTGCTCGAAAAGATGGCAGAATACTGGGATCAGCACAGCTAAAAATATTTCGTCTTAATCCCTTCTTCATCAGGGCAAGGCTTCAAACTTCATCAGGCCCTCCGCGAGAGACCCCGGCCTTCAGGCCGGGGTCGTGAAGCGGTTGATACTTACGTCGGCCGTTAATACAGCCGCAATCAATCCTCTTGAGCACCAACTACGGCCGGAAGTTTGAGCTTGAACTCCCCAATGGCCCGATCAAGTTTTGGGGAACCGACGGATAGCCGATCCGATGCGAGCAACAGCCGTTTCCCGGCTCCGGTCGTGAACAGCATTCTAGAGAGGCCGCCAGTGCCTAGCGCAGCCATCGATGTGCCAGGCGCCAGCGTCTCTCCCATCAGTAATGGGAGCACCAGCCGATTTCCGGTTGGTGGATTTTCAGCCACTTGCCCGGCCCTCTCAATGTGCCGCATGAGCTTCGTAAAGCCATTTATCTCTTTCCGGTCCGCGCCCCGAAAGAACACTCCGACGCCTCCCTGTACCCGCTCCAGTTCTTGCGCAAACTTCGCCGGACTGAACGCCACGCCTTTCGAACCTTCCAACGTAGCTTTGTCGAGCGCTTGCTGAAGGATGCCAGACTTCACCGCGTCGCGCCCTTTCGTGTCCAGGGCGTTGTATAGGCGTTGCGCCCGGTCCTGCCCGCTTGATCTGATGAACTGCTTGAATACTTCATCGGGGTTCTTGTTGCGCATCGCACGGGCAATATCGCTCTCGCGCTGCGGAACCACTCGCTCACGAAAGAATCGATCGGCCGATTTCCAGCGCGCCGACACCTCGCCACCTGCGTTGTCCGCGAACTGGTTCATGTCTTGCTCAAGCGCGCCTTTCAACTGCTGAAGCGGGCGGGCTGACTTCAAATCCATGGAGGTTTCGAGTTTGCGGATTTCGTCGCCAATCCCTGAGCGATATTGCCGCGCTTTGCTGAAGTTCGGCGCCGTGTTGGCATTGGTGAGCGTCTCTAATCGGGAAATCAGCCCGGCATTCGGGTCGATGTCCTGCTTTGCGTCGTCCAATAACTTTTGAGCGGTCGCCTTAAAATTCGTGAGCGGCACAGGCCCCAACGGATCGGCAACTTTCGCCACCCGGTCATACCGAACGCCGGCTGCTTTCTGTAGTGCCTCGGTGCGGCGGGTGAGCGAGCCTTGGATTTCCCGGCCCACATCGTCGATTTGCGGGGCCAATCGATCGGTCAGTGATTGTGCAGCTTGTCCGGCCGCTGCGGATTGCTGAATTCGCGGCTTGGCCATCCCCACCAGCGGGACATCTTCTGAGATCGTGGACAACTTGCTCATGACTGGAGACCCGGCAACATCCGGCGCGAACACAGGCACGTCGAACTGCTTGCCCAGCGCCACGACTTCTTCCGCGCGCGGCGTCATGCGCCCGGCAACGGCATTGGCTAGCCGAGCGCCGCCTTTGACGGCCATATCCAGCGCCCCGGCGGTTAGTCCGCCTAGCGCCGCGCCCTGCAAGGCATTCCCGACCCGCGATTCATTCGGGTCTACGTACTGCGTGGCTCCGGCAAGCCCACCCATGCCAGCCCCCACCAGCGCACGGCCCGCAAGACTCGTTGCGCCGCCAGCCGCCCCCAATGGAACCGCCAAATAGGGCAGCGACTCCCCTATCACGGCCCCGGCCATTCCCGCGCCGGTCCTTCCAACGCCCGCGTCGAAGATGCGTTTGTTATCGGCCTCTTGCGCCGCTTGATCGGCGAGCGCCTGTTTCGTGTCGAAACCCAGCGCGCCCCCCGCTTCCAGACCAAGCTGTTTGACGCCCTGCCATGCCGAGTCAAGCCCACGGCCCAGTCCAACAAGCAAGCGTTCGCCAGTTCCCATCTCGTTAGTTACGGACTGGGCGGCCTGCTCGATACTACTAGCGGGAGCCGCGGCCGGCGGCGCGCGAAGCATGGACGCGAAATCGATCCGGGGAGGCGACTGCGGAACGGTCCCGGTCGAACGCTGTTCGGCGCGAAGCATGGACGCAAAATCAGTAGGCACCGGAGAATTCCTCTCTGAGCTTTGCGAGAACTTGATCTTGCGTCATCCCCTGCTGCATCAATTCCGCGCCCCGCGCATTGATTCGAGAGGATTGGAGCGATGCGCCGCCGGTTGCGCTGCCGTTGTCATGTAAAAACTGCGAAGGATCAACCCCCTTAGCCTGCAATTTCGCGGCCATAAAGGCATCCATGTCATCCAGAATTTTCCGGTTGCCTTCCGGGGTTTTCCCGTAAGCGAGCACCGCTTTTTGAACGAACTTCAGATCGGAATTCGACGGATTGGTACCCAACTGCTTGATTGCCGACAGCACCATACCCGACGTGAGCGCCTCGAATCGCTCTTTTTCGGCGGTTCGTTCGGAGTTGAATGGACTGCCCATCGTCGCCAGTGCACTGCTGATCATGCCGGTATTTCCCAGCATTTCGCGCAATCGCTTCGACTTCTCGAAGTAATCAGACGCATTTTGGGTAGCCTCCTGTGCCGAGGCGCTCATTTTTGCGTCCTGCTGAGCCTGTTGCCGCTGCGCCTCCACTTCGTAAGGCGTTGTCTTGGCCTGCACCTCCGCCAGCCTAATCTGGTTGGCTTCCTGCTTGGCCTGCAAATCACCTAGCGCCGTCATAAGCCCAATACGGTTTGCTTCCTGCTTTGTCTGCAATTCACCCAACGTTGCCGCCATCCCAAACTGGTTGGCTTCCTGTTTGGCCTGCAAGTCACCCAACGATTGATCCCGCGCATCCATCCGCGCAAGTTCAGCGCGCGCTGCATCCCCGATGGAATCGGTTCGTTCCGCGCGATTTTCAAGCCGCCCACGACGGAGCGAGGCGGTGGCCTGGTTGATCCCGGCAACCACCTGATTTCGGTAAGCCATTTCATCGGGAGTGACGCCGGCAATACTGAGTGTTCCTCGTGAATTCGGCAGGGACCGTTGCACATCAGCCAACGTCACCGTGCCGCTCCCGGCCTGGCTATAGGAGGTAACCCCATCGGGCCCGGTGGACTTCTTAACGTCGGGAACGGCGGTGAACGCCTGAAGGCTGGGCGGGGTGATCGTTTGAAGTTCAGCGGGGGGTTGGTTCGGCACTGGTGGCGGCGGGGCGACGGAAGCCGCCGTGGCCGGAGCAACTGGAACGCCCGCCGGAGCATTGACGCCGCCGGCTAGCGACTGTTGCTGCTGACGCTGCCTTCGAACCGCATCATAGACATCGGCTAAACTGGCATTTGAGGGCATGTCATCTCCCGTAAACCTGGTACTTCATGCGCGGAACCGTTCTTAGTGTTTCACGCCGTGCCATCAAAGACAGCAATGCAGCGTCCGGGCGCGGCCCAAAAGCGCGGTCGAAATCGCTGGCATGGGCTTTCGATAGCGCAAGGTTGTAGGCGTCGAAATCGTGAGTCGAGTAGCACCGCGCCATGACCCAATCCGCCAAGTCTGCGTGGTACTGCGGATCGATTTCCGGTTCGTCGTCATTGGCCGACATGGCCGCCAGCGGATACCGAAACCCTCGGAGTCGCACCGTATCGCCGGCCACGTCGCTCGAAGGCGTGGGCCATAGAGTAATTTTGCGCGGTGCCTGGTCCATCAGCACAAACTCAGGAATGCCGCTCCCGGCCTCTTCCCAACCTTGGTGTTCGTCGTCCATTTCGGCAATGACCTTGGTGGCCAAGACCCGATAGTTCGTGCCGGACAGCGCGAACCGGTCGAACAGGAAGAACCGGGCGCTCAGTGCGGACGCGCCCAGATCGTAGACAGCCTGATCAACGACTAACGTCAAGGTTTTCGACGTATCGTAGATCAGCTTCGCGCGAACGCACGCCTCATCCTCTGCTTCGTTGAGATAGCCGGTCAGAGTCGAATCCGAGAAAAAGTATGGCTCTAGGGTATCTCGGATACGTTCTCGGACGTAGGCGCGCAATTCGGCGAGGGTCATGGCTTAGGCTGCCATGGGGATGGTATGAAATGGGTACGCTGGGACATCGCGGCCCACCATGACTTTATTGCCCCGTTCGTCTTCTTCCATGCGGTACAGGGTCTTGACGGACTCACGAAGCACGTTCACCACGGCTTGCGGCACATCAACCGGCTTGCCGCGTTCGATCCAGAACCCGTAGCCGTTCACTCCAACGAAAACCCGCTTCGGAGCGGATTCATCGCCGGTCTGATCGATCACGATCCTTACCTTGGGCTGCGCATTGAGCATGGCCCGGACCGTGGCGATTTCGCCGGTCTCTGCCGGCGCCGCAGATCCAGTCTTAGCGGCACTCATCACACGGCCCTCGGTGGAATAGTGAGCAAGCTGCTGTAGGTCACAGTCAGACTAGCGGTGTTGAGCGCCGTCGTTCCGAGCGTGAAAGCGCTGGCGGTGCCATTGACAACCTTGATGCCGCCAAACGGGCAGTACCCCGCTGGAAGCACCGGCCAATCCGCGTCATCGCCTTGCGCGGTTAGCATGGGCTTCCCGCAAAGGATGATGATGGCATCAGAGCTGTTGGCCGCAAGAACGTACTTGCGGGTATATCCAGCGGCTAGCGTAGGAATTGCCGATAATGCGACCCCTTTCTCATCATAAGCCGTTTTGGCCGATAGGTCGATTTCGGTTTGGGCTGCAAAGGCGTTGCACACCCCGTTGTGCGTGAGCACGACCGCCGTTGCAGTCAGCACGTTTTCGACGTTCGTGCCATGAATTGCCAGACCGGCATTGCCGATGCACAGGCCACCAATAGTCCGCCTCAGCGCGGTATCTCCAATCGAATCAAGCATTTTTCAGTTCCTCAGCCCCGGCGAACCGGGGCGATATGGGTTTACAGGGCAGTGACCGCGACTTCCATAACGGCCATCCAAGACTCGTTCAGCACCACGGCGTTGTAGTAGGTTTTCCAACCCACATAACCGCGCTGGCCCAATGGATCGGATTTATCCAAGGTAGACGGGTTGATGACGGACGGGGTGATCGAGTCTTTCCCAGCCAGCGGAACATGGCCGTAGGCATCCATCCCGATGAAGATCACCGGGTACACGTCGGCTGCTGAACCGTTAGTCGATTTCATGCTGCCCGGCGTACCGCCCGCGCTCTCGTATGGCACAAGCAGCGGCGATAGGATGTAGCGGACGTTCTGCACGCTACCCAGTTCTTCGGGACACAGCGGCGTGCGAGAACCGTATTCCGCGACCGAGACAAACCCCGATAGCGCACGAATATCGTGCTCAAGGTCGGTATGCGCGAACGCGATATATCCACCTTCAATCGGCGATGTGCCGTAATTGAGCGACCCGCTCAGCATCCGAGTCACCGGCTTTGCGCGATTGGCTCGCAGAGCGCGGACTACGGCGTGTTGCCGGTTGACCGAAATCGCGTCATTGACATCGGTACGGGCGGTGTCGGTAGAAGCTCCGTAGAACTTGTTAGTGCCAGCCTTAATGACGCCGTAGCATACCGTTTCAGTGGTTTCCGCTGCATTCTCTCCGGCCAGCATCGACATGTCGTTTAGGACGGGATCTTCTGCGGTGTCGGCGATGACATCGGTCAGTTCGGCAAGGTCGCCGAACTGATAGAGAGTGACCGGCACATCCTCATAGGAGATTTTGTGCGCAACCGGCGTTACGCCCTCAACCAGCGGCGTGGTATTGATGGCGTAGGGAACGGGGCGACGGAATTTGACTTTGTTCGCCGTGTTTTTCGGAACGGGTTTGGTCTGCCCGAACTTGCCGAGCACGATCACCGGTTCGGCGTGGGCCAGCATCACCGCCGCCGCGTGGTAGGCGGTGCGCTGGCTGATGTCACCATAGGTCGTAGTGGCCATGGGTTTGATTCCTCGTAAAACGGTCCGTCATCACGACGGTCCATTGGGGTTTCTGATCTAGATCATCTCCCGCGCATCTTGCGCACTCTCGTTACTGCGGCATCCCAAGCGGCGTCTGGATTTTCAACGCCCTCATCCATCGAGGGGGTCGTTGCGCGGCCCGGAACGGATTCGCTTCTCTTAGCGCGATCTTCGCGGTCTTTCTTCAACTGCGCGGCTTTTGCGGTTTGGGCGGCCTGGTGTTCGTCGAACGAACGAAGGAGGCCCAACGCATCGCCGATTTTCGACGAATGGAACTGCTCGCGGGTCGGCTCTGATTGAGCGGACAGCCACTGTTCGAATGGCTGGGAATTGACGGTATCCCGCCACCCCGGCCGAATGCCGTCCAGCAGGTCATAGAATTGATCACCGGCGGCGCGGGTGTTCGATTCCAATCGTTGCTGAAGGGCGGAAATCTTGGCTTCGGACTCGGCTTGCAATGTCCTGAGCGCCTTGGCTTCGTCCGGATAATCGCGCTCGAACAAGGCCCAGTCGATTTGTCCGGCCGGAGGCGCGGCGACAGGGGGCGGCTTGTTCGCTGCTTCAATCTGGCGCTGTAGGTCATTGATTTGGCGCTGGAGGGCGCTAACCCGGCCTTGGTCGGATCGGCGGCCGTGCTCCAGATCCTGAAACGCTTTGCGCTGCGCTTCGGTGGCGCCGGCCCACAGGTCTTCCGGTTCGCCAGCAGGCTGTTCGACCTCACCAGCCCCTTGTGGCGTTTCGCCACCAGCGGACTCATTGCCTGTGGACTGATCGGCCGGCGGTTCTTCCTTGGGTGCGGGATCGTTCTTTCCAAACCCGGCGACCACCTCGGCCCACAACGCGGAATCTGCGGAATCTTGTCCGGCGGCGTCCAAGTCTTGCATTTCAGAAGCGTCTGTCATAATTACCTGTGAGTTTCTATTTTCGGCAGTTTCTTTGCGGATGGCAATCTAATTATTTCATCTAGAATAATGAGTTTACCGCGAATATATTGCGTCTGCTCGAATGACATGGCTGGATTCATGAGCGATGGCATCAAATCCGTTTTCAAAGATTCCACGAACTGCGTTATTTCTGCCCACGTCTCCGAATATACGTCAATCATAACCCGCTTCCCGTTGCGAGCTTAATCGCAACCTCTCGGTCTTGTCGTTCAGATTCCCCTTGCTCTCTCATTTCGACCTCCTGAATTTTTGCTTGGAGTTGTGCCATGGTCTGATTATGAGTCAGCGACAATTCCAGCATCTTCAATTCGTAGGCTTGTTCGTCCCGTTGCTGCTCTAAAGAGAGCTTCTGCTGTTCGGTCGCTAGCTTTTGCGCTTCGACGTTCGGCTGCTGCTGGGCTGCACGTTGCTGCTGTTCTATTTCTTCATCGGATCGCACGATATCATCGGGATTGAGTCGCTGCGCTTCAACCGTTTTACGGTACAGTGCCGCCGCTTTTGTCATCGGCCCGAACGTCGGGTCATTAGCGAGAGCCATCAAAGACAGCAACGCTTGCGTCTGTGTCTCTTTTACCATGAGGGTGCTCGCGCCGCGCGCGTCTACCTCAAAATCGCCCTTGATGGAGGGGTCTGGATTGAACTGCATGTTGTAATCGTAAAACCGACCGATCAGCGGAACCGTCACGTCATCGTCCCAGTTTTTGACCACATCCCGCAAATACGAATTGCTGGCATTCATCAGCATGGACGTGGCGGTTGCAGTCTGAATCGGGGTGTTGCCCATCTCCCCTTGCGCGATTTTTGGCATGGCACCTTCTTCATCAGCCAGTTCTTTCGCGGTATTGAAGATGTCCTTCAGTTCAGGCTGGAACGATGAAATATTGAACGTGGCAAATGCGTTTCCAATCGAGGCGGATGGGTCTTTTTTCCAGAACACTTTACGGGGTGTGAGCGCCCATTGTCCATCCGCAGGTTCAATTAGTCGTGTATCGCAGACCGTCACCGGCCCGACCGACAACGCGCCGTTATCCAACATCGCGCGCCAGCTTGAATTCGTAACCACTTGTGGATCCCGGAGAACGTAGGGCATTCCGTACCCAAAAATAGAGCCGTCCACTTTGATCCAGTTGAAAACACTGTACCCGTGTTCGTCGGTTTCCAGCGGCATTTCCACGATCTTGATGATCGTTGTACCAATGAAATGCACCTCTACTTCCAGTTCATCGAACGCGCCCGGCCGCTTGATCCCGATCATATCCAAGATGTCCCGATCCACCGGGCCGGTGTAAATCCACAGCTCATAACAGGTGTCGTCACCGCCGGAGTCGTACACATCGGCGATTTCCCGAAGCCGGGCGTAAATATCCGTGTTGCCCTGGACGCCTTTTTTGTGCTGATCGTCTTCGAGTACCCGCTTCAAGCGATTGAGTATGTAGCCATTGTCGCTCTTGCCCAGCCGCCGCGCCTGCTTTGTGGTCAATCGCTGGCGTTCAAAGAAGAACTCTGCATCATCAACACGACTGGCCGCCATATCGGGGTAGAAGTCCCATAGGCTCACCCGCCGAAGGCCAGGCCGGCGCTCTTTGCTGATGGACAATTCGTAAGTACTGCCGTCAACTGGAATCCAAGCCTTGCGAGTGCGACCGACGACAATCGGCCCCTTCACGACTCCGGTCCCCAATTGCACCGCGTCTTGAATCACGTCCCTGGCCACCGCAGCATACCTGGCCTCCGTCAACTGATCGTCGATTTCGCGGCGCATCCCCTTGGCGGCCTCGTTCGCCTGTTCCATTTCAACATGAGCCAGTTCGCGCTCAGTGAGCGGCTGGCCATCAATGGCTATAGGCATCCCGTCGGCGCCCATGACCGGCTTATCGCTATTTGCGCGCTGGACCAGTTCCGGCTTGGGCGTCGGGGAAATATCCCAGTTGCGATCCGACGCCGGAAACAGCATATCGGAGAGCCGCGCTTTCGCGGTATCGGTGCGTGAACGGGTGATATTGACGAAGATAGACGATGACCCGGTATCCTCTTCCTGCTTCTTGAGTCGCGCCTCAAGATCAATGGAATAGCGACCGTGGTATTGCCGCAAGTCTTCAAGCCAGCGCTCTTCGATCTTCGCCCGTTTCGACATTTGCCGAATCAACCGTCGGCTCAGGACTTGACCGAGTTCATCCAATTTGTCGTCGTCGATCTTGACCGTTTTCATTAGTACCTCATGACCGCCATTTTCGGGAGATTGCGCGATTGCGGCGGTTCGGCATAGCGGCGGCACATGACCGCGTAACGCACTGCGGAAATTAAATCTTCCCGTTCCTTCACAATTACCCCTTCGTCTCTATGATACATGCGAAATTCTTCGAAGAATTCGGATAAATGGCTGAATACCTTGAATCTCCCAGACAGCATGTATTCGAGCATCAGCATAATCCCAGCCTCCAGACCATAACTCCCATCTTCGAATCGGGCGAAGTCGAGAAGCAGATTCAAGCGATGCCCCCGATAAATCTGAGCAAGCTGCATACCGTCATTTTTGCTGTGTTGTTGACCATCATGCGGCCATGCCCACGGCATCCCCTCAAACCCCCATTGCCGAATGGACTCGGCATGAATGAGAGGCGTCGCCTGGGATTTCCGGTACGTGTGCGTCACGTACAGAGTATCGGTATCGCGGTCATGCGCCAGCATTGCCGCGGCAAATGGGTGATCCCATCCGAAATCCATGCCGCCGATCAGCGCCCAATAGGAGGGGATGGCAAAAGGGGCGCATTTGATGTCCTCTTCTGGAATCGGGAAAATCGCACCGCTACCGAGTTGTGGGACGCCTTTGCTTCGCGCATCGCGTTGATATTCAGGGATCCCAGCCAATAGGTCGGCCTTGTCTTCATCGGACAAATGGGGGGCATCATCCCAAGTGGCCATGACTACGTATTTGCTCATGCGGATTCCTGAATCGGCAGTTTTCCGCCGGGAAGGAATTGCAGAATCAGCGGCGTCAAGCCCTTCAGCGGCGTGAATGTAAGCATGACGATTCCCTTGGTGGTCATTGTGCGAATCAAGCACTCGCTGTAGATCGATTCCGGGCATTCTTCATCTAGCCAGATGACATCCACCTCGG